GTACTATGGGAATAGTCCGAAAAAGGATCTATATCCCATCCGTGCCAGGAAGCTCCATTTTTTATAGCTCCTGATAATATCATTATGGATCCCATTATTTTTCTTGGGGTATCTCCATAATCCCAAAATATTATTTTTTCATTAGCTTCTGCTTCCGGAAGATATTCTGCTTTTACTACAAGAAGCGAAACCTCTCCTTCGGTAGAATAAAAGGAAGAAGGGTCTAGATTTATGGTAGTTAAAGGATCTATTATTACAGTTTGTTTTTGGTATTCAGAAAAAGATTGGAGAGGATGAAAAAATTCTGCAAGAGAAATTTTATCCATCGTTTCTTCTTTTCTTACCACCGAATAATATTCTTTTATGAATTTAACTTTGGGCTGATCGTTGAATCTTCTAAAAGTTGCATTAATTCTTTTTAGATCTTTGGCGATTAAAGCAATATTAGTGTAGTTGGTAAGGAATCCCCCTGTAGATCCAGCTTCCTGGGGACTTAGAGGATATTGGGAATCTCCCCCTGAAATTTCATCTCCGGGGCTTAACGAACTTCCCCCGTCTATATTTAGTATTTCGTCGTTCGAATTTGACATTTTAAGTTATTTTTGTTGGATCTAAATCATAATAAATAGTATCTTTTAATCTCCTTGGATTCTCTGGGGATACTCCTATTTCCGAAGAATCTTCCTTTTCCTCTATTTCGGATATTGTTTTTATTTTTTCTTCGGATTCCGTAATAGTTTTTTGGTTTTTTTCTTCAGTAGAATTATCATCAGGTCTAATATAATCAACTAAAGCTTTTATAAAGCCTAAAGAGACTAAAGGGAGAATAGCCCCACTTATTACGGCAAGGATTCTTTTCTGAAATATAGGGTCTTCTTCGGAAAGACCAAACAATTCACTCCACGCGGTAAAATCGGATAAGTGAGTATATGCAAAATAGGTGTTACCTATTGCTTGCATTGCTGTCAAAACAAAAAATAAAGACCATACAATAAATTTATTCATTTTATCCAAAACTATAATAGAAGCTAGAGAAGCTGCTGCTCCTATTTCAAAAGCTATAGCTAAAAATATAGAAAGCCATTTAGGGTTTGTTATCTCAAAAAAATCTACTACGTGTATAGTTGATATAACGGAAACTACCAAATAAAGTAAAACAAAGGTTGATATTATAAATAAATGAATTCCTTTATTTTTCATAGAAATTATTTTTGAGTATTTATTTTAGATTTTATATCGGAAAGAGAAGCTTTTCCTTTATCGAAATCATCTTCATAAATAAGAAAATTAAACATGGTTTCGTTCATTTCTTTTCTTATTTCTTCTTTATTTGGGATTTCTAAAGAATCTACTTTATTGTTTATAGATTTTACAGATTTTTCCATTCTATCTATATCTCTATTAACTCCGCATTGTCTCATTAAAATAAAAAGAACAAGTAACAAAGTAATAGCCCAGGAATAATTTTTAATTTTTTCTATCGTTTTCATAATTTATTTTTTTTATATATATCTATCCTTATAACATTAAAAAAGCCAAGAAGATTATCTCCTTGGCTTAACTGAATTATAAAAGAAAAAACTAACCTAAAGAAATTCCTTGCATAGCAGCAGAAAGTTTCTTTTCTAAATCTTGTACGATCTGATTATCAGTTTTAACATCTTTAAGAACTTGGTCAAAAGATCTATACAATTCGATAAAATTGTTAGCATCTTCAACTCCAAATCCTTTAACTTTGTTTAAGAAATAATGGGTTGCTTCTACAGGAAGAGCTCCCATATAGATTACATTATCTTTAATTTTTTCGGATTTAATCCTTTGGATTTGTTTATAAACTTCAACAACTCCTAAAGCTTCCGTAGAGTTCCATTCTGCTTTTTCTTTAACGAATTCTTCATATCTTCTTAATAAAGATTCATTCATAGAGATAGCATATAATTTTTCTCTATTTTCTTTTCTTCTGTCTTCCAATTCTTTCTGTAAAGAATTAACCAATTCCTGATCTACAGAAACATTGATTTCTGTGTCATTAAAATCGATCTGAGAAGATCCCCCGGGTAAATTGTTAGAATTTAAATTCAAAGGTGTAGATTCTTTTTTTGCCATTTTTTATTTTATTTTTAAATTATACGAAATATATTAGAAATGTTTCATTTAAATATCGAAAATATCCAAATCATTTCTATTATGATCCAAATAGGCTTTTAAAGGTTCTCTTAGATCCTTACACTTATAGAGTTTAGCCGGCTCATCAGGTCCTATGTGACAAAGAAATCCATCTTGAGTCTCTATTCCTAATTCCTCATAAAGCATTAGCCTATACATACTTATCTGTATAGAATATTCATTTAGATGATTTTGATAGAGTGAATTAAAAGGTCTAAGCAATTTATTATATCTTCCTTTAGGATGATCATCATGGGTAAAATCCCCATTAGTTTTCCAATCTCCTAGTATTAAAAAAGGATTGGGAAATTTAGGATCAAAATAAAGAAAAGGCTGATCTATAGTTCCTGCTAATCTCCATTTTCTACAAAATATCCTAAGCTCAGATTCTAGGGGTAAAAGAAATTTAAGTCTATTTTCATAGACATAAATAAATTTATAAATTCTACTCTTATAAATAGGATCTTCATCGTCATTTAATTCCGGATCTAAACCACTTAAAAAGTCTTCTATAAATTTATGAACTTTTGTACCGAGATCCATAGAAACTTGAGATTTTTCATCCCATTCATTTAATATAACAGAAGGATCTACTCCTCTTTCTTTTCCTTTTTCCCTGGACCAATACTCTTTGTCGAATGGTTTTTTAAATACTTTCAATAGAGTAGTAACCGAATCGAATTTCTTTCCTGAATATGTATAAACATGGGCTTTCTCCTCGAATCTAAAATTTTCATCTTTAAAAAAAGCCAATTTAAGATCTAGTTCTTTTTTATATTCTATAAGTCTGGGATCGTATTCCTTATTTCTGGTAAATATCATCAAAAGAAACTTATTAATAAAGGCCAATAAGCAATAAGAAGAATTATAAGGGTAATTTGAACTAGAAAAGAAAAAATCCAAAGCCAGCTTAATTGCCTAAATAAAAATTGATAAACTATTAACCAGGAATTATTCTGGGTTCCTTCTATAGGTTCAATTCCCATAGTCAGTAATTCTTCCAGATTAAGATATTTTAAATATTCATTTACAGGTTTAAGCTCTGATATAACAAAAGAAGGTTTAGAGTCTTCTGGGAAATCAGGAGACATAGTAACCTGTGGAGGAAGATTTATAACAGTATAAATTCTATAGACCCAATCTCTCCTAAGATTTGCTCTTGACCATCTAGGAGAATTTAATTCTTCGTTACGAATTATTTTCCTGTACTCGCGGTAAAGCCTAATTTCTTTTATTACTTTTAGAATCTTAAACATAATTATTTTACTTTCTTCTTCACAGTTTGTTTCGGGTCCATTTTTTTTCTAATCCTTGCTCTTGCTCTTCTAATTCTTGTAGCAATAGATCTTTTCTTTATCCCGTATTTTTCTGCAATGTCTTTATATTTCATTCCGTTTATTTCTCTATCTACCATGATTTCTCTGTAGATCTCAGGAAGTTCTCTTATCTCTTCTAAAACGGATTCGTATACTGTATCTATATTTTTATCTTCGAATAAAAAAGAATATGCAGGATCTTCTTCCATAAAATATTGTCCGCCTAAGTCTCCTATCGTAGATTTATTAGAAAAATATTCCATTTCCTCGTCGCTGTGGGAAAAGAATCTTTTTCCGGTTTTAAGAATTAATAGGGATTCATTTCTAGCTATATTATAAGTCCAGGTAGAAAAATTAGCTCTATCCTTATCATACTGATGTATCTTTTGCCATATCTTAGTCATCGTATTAGAAAAAGCATCCTCTGCAAGTTCTTGGCTTTTAAGTATAAGGTAACAGTGATTTGTTATTCCGGGTTTTAGTCTTTCGTATAGGTTTTTAAAGGATTTTGAGCTTTTGGTCTCAATAAAAGATTCTGCTAAAAATTGAATGTTGTTTTGTCTCTTCATGAAAAATTTACTTTATTGTTTATAGAATTTAAAAATTTACTAGATATCAAATAAGTATTTAGAACTTATTCTTGTTATTTCTATTCCTCCTTCAGATAGAAAAATTAAGGGATCGGTATTTCTGTAAACGTCACAGAAAACTATTCTTTTTATCCCCGATTGTATTATTAATTTAGCACATTCGAAACACGGGGAAAGGGTTACATACATTGTTGCTCCTATTGAACTTTGAGTACTTTTGGCTAATTTTGTTATTGCATTCGCCTCCGCATGAAGTACGTACGGGAGGGTAATCATTTCTTCGCTTTCGCATACATTAGGAAATCCAGAAGGGGATCCGTTATATCCATCCGATATTATGGATTTGTCTTTTACAACGAGACATCCAACTTTCATTCTTTTACAGTGAGAAGAAGTCCCCCAGGTATTAGCCATTTTTAGATATATGAGATCGGATCTTGTTTCCTTAGATTCCTTATCCATTTTAAATTCTATAGAATCTTTTTTTATGGCATAATATTCTAGGAAGATTAATTCAGAATTATCTTTTAGATAATTACATATGGGGTCTTCTGTAATTTTCTCTTCGTAGTTTTTATTCATACGGGATAAATATACGAATTTTTTTGTAGTAAAAAAATTAAAACCGTTAAAAGATTAAAATCTTCTAGAATCCGGTCTAAAAGGAGAATCCATAGATTCTATAGAAAGTGGACCTTCTAATAGAGAAACCATCTTCCCTAAAAGAGCTTTTATATCATCTAAATCAGTAACCCCTATCGATTCTGATTTTCCTCCTTCAGATGCCTTTGATGTATTTGCGGTCTCTGATTTTGTAGGAGTAGATTCTTCGGTTTTAGTAATTTCTTTTTTTACTGAAGCTTTCTCTTTTGGCGTTTCTTCTTTTTTCGGTGTTTCTTTTACTTCTTCAGCTTTGACCTCTTTTGGTTGAATTTTTTTGAGTTCGGGGGATTCAGTAGACATCGAGGATTTTTCTTCGCCTTTTTCTTTTTTAAGTCCTTTTAATTTATCCGTAGCTTTTTCTCTTAAACCTTTATTCGAGAGCAGAGAAGTAGCAGCACCCATTCCCTTTCCTAATAATTGGCTTTTGTCCCCTAGCAAAGAAGCTGGATTTTTTGCCATATCGGACAATGAGGTCTTTCCCGTTAATATATCTTTTCCTTTAGAAAATAGTAGATTTTTACCTTTTTCTCCAACTCCTTTTTCTTTTAGAAAACTTTTACCTTTATCTAGTAAAGAAGATTTTTCTTTCTCTTCCTGCGGTTTAATTTCTGATTTTAATAAATCCTCTGCTTTTCTTTTTTCCTCTTTGGCTTTTCTTTTTTCTTCTTTTTCTTTTTTCCTTTGATCTTTTTTACTAATTTCTTCTGGCTCTTGTTTAGCTTCAGGAACCTTATTCACAGGAATAGACAATTTAGCCACGTCTTCTTTGGTAAATGTATCTCCTTCTTCCATCCCCTCCATTAAACTATCTACCGTTGCTGGATTATGGTATCTCATGGAATGAATCCAATCATCAACTTCATATTCCAATTCATCCGGATACAAATTAAACCATTCGGGGTCTTGCCACAAAAGATATTTTTTATATCTTTCTATCTGTTTTGATGTAGGTCCTTTTTGGGTTGCTAAAGTTTGATCGACGGTCTTTTCTGGAGCTGTTTCTTTCTTTAAAAGTTCAGTAGATTTTGAATTAGAAATAACTTCTGACCCTTTATCCAATTTAACTACTTCGGGACCTTTCTCTCCGACTAGAGCTAAACCGTCTTCATCCATGATTCCTCCTGTAGCAAATTTAGGAATTTTCCCTAATAATCCGCTAACGGCCTTAGGTACTTTAACATTAGAAGTTATAGATTCTAAAGCTTTATCCTTTAATGGGGATATCGCCCCTAAAGCAGATTCTAGACCTTTTCCTTGTACTGATCCCAGGGCTCCTTTGATTAGACTATTAGATTCTAAATTAGATTTAGATATTTCTCCTATCCCCTTCTGGAATATTCCTTCTAAGGATTTTAGAAAATTTTTATTTTGATCCTCTGTAGATTCTTTTTTCCCTGATTCTTCTTTTGGTGATTCTTTCTGAGCATTAGCATTCTCTGCAGAAACCACATTTTTATTTTCTTTTACCTCTGAGGTAAGGGATTTTATATTCCTGCTTAGATCGGATAGCTGATCTATAAGTTTTTTATTCAGATCCATGCTCTATATATCAAGGAATAGAATTAACTATTTCTTAAGACTAAATACTTGTTTGAATCCTTTAGATTCCATATCTTCTTGGGATTCAATTTCAATAGATTGATTAATTTTTTCTATCCATAATTGATACTCGTAAAAAGGTAGATCTTCTAAGAACACTGGATCTATCCCATGTTCTCTCCATAGTCTAAATTTTATATCAAAGTAGTTCTCTAAAGATATCTGAAATAAGGAAAAGAGATCTGATCCCTCCGGGAAAGGTAATTTGCGCGGTGACCTCCCCCTCACCGCAAACTTGACATTTTTGTTTTGCTTCTGTTTTAGTTCCTATTTTTATTTTCTCTGATATCTGGTAAAGAAGGCTGAATTCTTTTTTATTCCATTCATTAGAAGTTCTTTTCATTATATCTAATACTGAATCGAAATTTAATCCTCTCCATTCAGAGATAATAAATGGTGCAATTTCTAAAAATCCATCTTCTATCTCAATATTTCTCCTAGAACATATAGAAACAAAATCAGAAAGAGATTGGGTAACTCCTATAGTAGGAACAAACATTTCAAAAGATTTTTCTTCATTTTTTAGTGTAAAAATAAAAGATCTGGTTTGAGGATTGTATCTTTTTAATATTTCTTCTTCCAGCTCATAAGAAGAAAGATTTCCCGATCTTAATTCAAATCCTTCTATGGTTTTACAATCCTTAGTATTTTCACATTTTTTATTAGGTACAAGCATTAAAGAATTTTCTCCTCTGAGAAAAGTAAGATCCCTTATTGCCATTATTATATAAAATCTATCTTCTTGTTTTAGATCTTTATAACTAACAACCCCTTCCCCGGGGAAATCTATTCTTAAGCATCTTTCTAGGATAAATGATAACTTTCTTTCTATATCCAGAGAATCATCTTCATCTATAGTAGAAAAATGTCTTATCTCTTTGACATCGCAAGGTCTTATCGCCATTCTTGTTCCTTCAGGGTAAAATAATCCTTTCGAAGGTAAAAGGTGTGTTGGTAAATTTTTCCAGTGCACTTCAAAAACTGCATCTTTTTTTACTTCTTGCGAAGGAGGAGTAACGTATTCTTCTCTTTTTGGTATTTGAATAGCAGGTTGGGGTTCTTCTTTTTTTTCAACGGGAAGAATAGGTTCTTGTATTTCTTCTTTTACTTCGGTAGAAATTCCAGAAGGGGTTTCTTCTTTTTGCGGAGAAGGAACAATAGGATCGTATTCTAATCCTCCGGCTAATTCTTTACTTCTTAATAATTCTTCTGGCGATATTCCTAGTATGTTATCCATAATTTGTGTTATTTATATTATATAACAAAACACAAAAAAAGAGACAAATTTATGTCTCTTTTTTTAAAATATTTTTATTTTAAAAAATTATAAGAACGTATCAGTCCAGTAATCACATATCCAAGAAAGAGATATGCTATAATTAGATGCTTGCTCATAATCTAAGTCCATTGCAGGAATAGCTTCAGAAGGAAAACAAGAAGGAATAGATACTCTTCTAAATACGTCACCTCTTTTATTGAATATAGAAATAACCATAGACCCTACATAATCCTTTTTAAGACCCATAGCTCCGGTAAGAGGATTGTATATAAGATCTGACCACTGTCTAAGAATTTTATATACTTCCATTGAATTACTTTCTGGATTTAAGTTAACCTCAAACTCCATAGATACCGTCATATCTGTGGTCGAAGGTTCTCCTCCAGCATATCTTCTAGTAGCAAACTTATAATTTTGATCTATAGTTGCAGAAGGAGCAATGTCAACAGCCAATCCGGAAAGACTTTTAATCCCTTGAGCCAAGATTCCTTCTCCTTTAAATCTTTGAGCAGCAAGTGGAATTCCTGCAGGAGGATTTATTATAACCTCGAATTGGTTAAGATAAACAGGTTCGTAGTTATTTCTAGAAGCTACTGAATTACTAAAATGTGGAAGTCCAGCCATATTAATTAAAAATTATAAAAATAAATCATCCCAATAATCAACAGCAAATTCCATGTCATTAATTGTGTATATTCCCTCGTCGGTATAATTCAATCCCATTTCAGGAAGAGCTTTTACAGGGAATACATCTCTACAATTAATTCTTCTATAGACATCCCCTTGTTTATTAAAGATAGAAATTAAAATATTTCCAGTATAATCTTTCTTAAGACCCATAGCACCCGTTAAGGGATTGTAGATCAAATCTGACCATTGTCTAAGGGTTTTAAAGATATACATAGAGTTAGCATCGTTTAGGTTGACCGTAAATGAAATACTAACGTTCATTGTGGTTTCAGAAGGTTTAGCTCCTGCGTAGTTTCTTTTAGCAAACTTATATTTCTGGGTAGCTAATCCTGGATTTTTATCTACGGATAAACCACTAACTTTGGTTACGTGTTCTATCAATAGACTTCCTCCGCCTACGCCATTAGGACAAGTTATTTGTGCCTCGAATTGGTTAAGGTAAACAGGTTCGTACTTATTTAACGAAGCCTGTGAATTTGAGAAATGTGGTAGTCCTGCCATAATGTTTTTTAGTATATTTATCTAATTTCTAAAAAATCCAAAAAATTAATTCAATTAAACAAATTGAACAAATCCTCCAGAAGCAATACCTCCAGTTCTGGTAACAGTAATTCTATTTATAAATTTCTGAATTCCTCTAGCTGGTTCTATAATAATATCTATAATACCCATGTTCATATCTATGATAGCTGGAGTATTATTAGAAGTATCCATAATAGTTTGGTAAGCATAGATTCCACCCCCTGATTGAACTCCATCTAAATAATTATCTACTAAAGTTTTAATTTCAAGTCTGATTGAATCCTCGTTAAAATCAAATAAATAGTTAGCAAGTATTGATTGAACATCGGTCTCAACCGAAATTAACAGATCTCTTACATGAAGAAGATTAAATGCTGAATTTACTGTTTGGTATGCTGTTTGATTACCAAATATAACAACACCTATTCCTGTTCTTTTGATGATAGGGTTTATTCCGAAAGGTTCTAAATTTCCTCTATCCTCGTCAGTGAAATCGTATTCAACTCCTACTATAGTTCCTC